GGAACACGCCCGTAGCTCCGCCGAAGCTCGACAGAATCACCGAGGGGCCTTGGCGCTGGATGGTGTTCGAGCCTGTGCGCTTCCACTTCACCTGCACGCGAGCCGATTGCTCGGTGGTGAGGGTGATGGTCCCGAGTGCTGCGTCAGTCGCGGTGAAGAGAGAGCCGAGCCGGATAGCAAAGGTCGCCGTGTCCGCGCCGCCGCTCTTGGACAGCACCAGATCGAGGATGATTCGATCGTTCGCGTTGATGACACCGGCCTGAACCGTAGCCGCGTTGGGGTTCAGGTTCTGCGGCGTGGTGTTGGCGGTACCAGCATTGGCCGTATCGATCGTGTCGATGTCGCCCGAGCTGTTGACCAGCTTCCACCGCGTGCCGTTGCTGAACCAGTGAGTGCCGCCGCCTACGTTGGTCGTGCCGCCGCCCACATCGGTAATGCGGATGAGCATGCCAGTGGACGACGCAGCAGCAGGCTTGGTAGCCCAGGTGTACGCCTGAGGCGCAACAAACGCTGCCGGCGCCCCCGCCGACGAACCAGCGACCGCGCGGAGCATTACGCGCCCTCCCCGGCCGTGGCGTGGACCGTTGCGGTGCCAGTCGTGCAGATGTAGGCCAGGTTGACGGCCTCAGGGGGCTTGGTGAGGACCTCGATCGCACCGGGCGCGAGAGGCGTATCTGTGGCAGTTGCGGTTTGAGCGCCAACACCCCAGCGAACACGGGCCACGTTTGGGCCCTCGTTGTAGAACCGGACCTGCCCCGAGTTCACAGGCAGCGTAGCCTGAGTATTCGAGGTGGTTACTGCCGAAGACTGAGTTGCGCCAGAGGGTGTAAATGGTGCATTAATGGCCGGCATTAGATTCTCTCGCTGGGTTTTGGCGTATCCCGCCATAACTGTTCCAGCGGGATTCCGGTACTAATGCGCCCATTATTACCTGATATTGGGAATATTGGGGGTTTATCCTCAGGTTTTTCGAATATATCGCCCATTATTTGGGCGCCATATGAATATGCGTCGCCCGGGTGGGACGCCCAGTTATGTAAGGGCTCACGGCTGAATACGTTCAGTTCGTCGTTCCACTCGTATTCCCAGGCCCGCAGGCCGTCCAACCCGGCTTCACAGCGGTCCTGGTGGAACTCTGTGGTCTGGGTGACGGTGCGCGCGGCGCTGATCTGGTCCAGCTTCTTGGACTGGGGGACGATCGCCACCTTGTCTCGCCCGAATGCCGCGAGGAACTTCTCCACGCTGGTGTGCTTGGACTGGAAGGTCTTGGCCTTGGCGTCGTGAGGGAGCCAAATCTTCCCGAGCTTCTCCGGTGGGATTCCTAGGGCCTCGATGTTCTTCTGGACCCGGGGAATCCAATCCTCAGCGTCAAGGCCGCTTTCGGCGTCGTAGAGCACGCAGCGGTATCCACCCGGGCAACGCTGCCAGTACCACCAGCTCGACGTGTCCCGGAAGCCGATATCGCTGGAGACGACCAGCGGGGCGCCGTCCATGTCGAACACCACCGAGTTGTTGATCCGCCCATCCCGCTCGGCCTGGTTGACCCACCGGGCGAGGATTGCGCCCTGGCTGGCCCCGTATGCACCGTTCCAGATGTGGTCAGCCTTGTCCGGGTCGTTCTTGAAGTCGCGCTCCATCTCCGCGAACAACTCAGCCGGGAACCAAGGGTTATCCCGCCAGTTGATGAAGACGCAGATGAAGTCCTGGTCGCCCTCGTTCTCCCGGAAGAACTTATCCACAGGGTCAGTCTTGTACCGAGGGTTCCAGCTGAACCACAGCTCAGAGCCTGACTTGCGGATGGTCGGGCGCAGCAGGTCCAGGGAGTGTTGGGAGAGGGTCTGGGCTTCCTCGACCCAGGCGATGTCGTAGCCTTCCAGCGACTTGATGTTGGCCGCGTTGTAGGACTGCATGCCCTTGAAGACGATCAGGGAGCCGTCTGGGCCGCGTATCTCGGTCTCTGTGACCTCGAACCACTGCTGGAGGCCGAACTTCTCGATCTTGTCGATCAGGAGCTGTTTGACCGAGTCCTTGATGCTGTTCTGAATCTCTCGGATACAGACGACCCGGGTGGTCCGGGCGTAGCAGCGCAGGACGATCTGCTCGGCGAAGAAGTGGGACTTCGCCCCGCCCCGTCCGCCCTTCGCGCCCTTGTACCGCCTGGGGTACAGAAGGGGCTTTAGCTTGCGGGGGACTTCAACCCTGATCGCCACTCTTATCCACAATCACCATCTCTATGGACTGGCGGATCGGTCCGCCGCCATCACCCACCACCTCAGTGCGCCCCAGCTTGGGAGCTGCGAACTCGGCTAGCTTCGCCATCAGGTCAAGCGCCTTCCCAGGGTCCGGCTTGATCTTGTGCGCCGAATCGCCCTCCGCGACGCTCTTGAGCCACGTGGCCACGTTATCCCGGTTGTCATCCAATAGGGCCTGCACGGTCTGTTTAAACTCGACCGTGGCCTTATTGAGGGCGCCCTTTGGCCTTCCTGGGCCGGCTTTCTGTCCCTTTTTAAATTGACCGTCTTCGCTTGGCATAACGTCAACCCTTAATCGCGGCTGAATATACTGATTTTAGTATATGAGCGAGTATCCAGGGCCAGCCCTATCTGGGAGAGTTGGAGCATGGTTAGCGCCCGCTCCGCATCAAGGCGTAGCCGCCACTTGCAGCCAGCACAAGCGCACACACGAACGAAGCCGAGGTGAACTCGTGCGAATAGGCTGCCAGCACGCCGCATAGGTAGACCCCGAGCATTGCCAACAATCGAACTCCGTCGCTCATGTCTTTCTCCTGTAGTTCAAGTGGGTGTGTTTAGAACTGGAAATCCGGATCTCGCCAGTTCGGATCTGTTTCGCTGATATCTCGCACGCGACCTGGTAAGGCGTGCTTGTCCTTCGCCCATTTCAGGGCCTCTCTTGCCTCATCGAGGCTGCGGACTTTGCTGGTGAAGCCCCAGCAGAAGTAATGCCACTTTTCCTCGGCCGGTGTCAGGGCCTGGGCGCTCAATGGCTGTTCATCCGATTTCAATTCGAGGAAGTGCGGAACACCAGGCGCAACACGGACAGCCAAATCTGCGACGCCTTGCCCGGCCTTGGATAGGTCAAGCACCTCCCACCCCTCAGCTCGCAGCGAATCGCGTATGAGGGCATGGTTTGAGTCAGTGCGCTTGGCGAATCGAGTCACGCAACGCCCCACTTCAAAACCCCGGTGCGCGCAGCCCAGAAGATGCATCTGTAGTCGGCACCTTTACGGTTCGGCCAAAACAGCCGACGACGCGACCGCGCCTTTCTCGGCTTGGGGCGCTTTCTGAGCATCCGCTTGATCGCCATGATGTTCTGCATGCGCTCGATGCTCACAGCGCCCCCGCCAATTCAAAGATGCTGCGAACAGGCCCCTCCGGCAGCACCCCGTACCCCTGCGGATCACGGATCACCTTCGGGCCTGGCCTCTTGCGCCCGCTCTTGCTCAGCCCCATCTCGCTGGCCTTGCTTTGAGTGCTCCACTCGCTTCTGTTGATGGCCTTGCCGCACTTCGGGCCCTCTATGCCGTACCGAAGCCGGACATGGGTCAGCTCTTGGTCTGTCCAGGGGCGCCCGCTCACCGCACACCCCACATCGAAGACGAGAGCGCCACCAGCTCACCGAACCCACCAGCCGGCCAGAAAATCGCCATCAGAGCCGCTGCCGCGATGGTCACGAAGCACCAGGTCTGAACCTTCCAAAACGCAATGTCCGCGTCCTTTGAGTCGTCCACCGGGCACTCCCGGCCTTGGTTGCAGTTCCCGTTGCAGGGTGGGCACACGATCGGAAGAACGATCCGGTGCTGCGCCAGGGCCCGCATACGGTCTTCTTCCGACAGGTCTTCGAACTTGGCGCGGGAGACGCTGTTGTCGATGCTGGTCATGATTGATCCTTCAGTGAGTCGCGTTGCTTGTGCAGCGTGCCGATGCCTTTGCGCAGCTCATCCAGCTTGTCCAAGAGGCGTTCGATGCGATCAGGAGAGGCGGCGGTCTCCCACTCCTCGTAACTGCCGTCCGCCAACGCGTCGCGCAGTCGCTTCACGTCGTCCGTAAAGAGGCTCATACCATCTGCTCCTGTTCCTGCTTGAGGGGAGATTTGTTGATCCGAGCCTGAATGCTTTGAGCCACAGGCAAATCCGTTCGGCGCAGAGGAGCGAAGAACATCCACTCCTCTTGACCTTGAGTGCACAGCCTTTCAGCCGGCCGGTACTTGTTCGTCGGGGACATGTAGTGCTGGCACTTCTCACGCTTCTGGCAGAAGCCACCCATGCAGGCTTTCATGTGGCCTCCGATTCGTTACCGAGACGCGGCGCTTCCATCTCCTTGATGGCCTGAAGCAGCGGCGTGAACTCGGTCTTGGCTTTGGTGCCGCCGAGAGCGCGGACCTTGAGCGCGTCCGTGCGGTTGCCGATAAGCATCGGAGGCGCGACGCGGAAACCGCGAGCGAAGTTCTCGATTGCATGGACGCCGGCCAGCTCACCAGGGAAGCCAAAGTCGCCCTTGTTGATGTACGCCTTGTACGAATCACAGAAGCGCTTTTCGACGAAGGGCAGATCCTTCATCTCGCCACGGCAGATGGTCACCCAACCACCCAGGTCTTCGATCGCGGCATGGATGGCCGCCTCATCGAACACAACCGACTCATACGCCCCGACCCGCTGCATTGCATCGAGCACCTTGCCCCAGGCCAGCAGGCTCCGATCCGTGCGGGTGCCTTGGAGGTTGCGCACGATGTCGGCCGGCTTCGGCATGAACTGCCCGCGCTCCGGGTCCATCAGGTGGGCCGACAGAGCCTTTGTCACCTGCTCCACATCGAACGCCTCGCAAGCCTGCATCCAGACCTGGACAGCGAACTTGGAAAGATCCTTGCCGTAGAAGTCGTGGACCCCTGCGAGCACTTCGGCAAACTTCTCTCGGTCGGTCGGTTTCATATGCTTCCTGCGAAAAAGTCGTCAATCACTGCCCGGTTTCGCGCCTCTAGCGCCGTCTGCTTGCTGACCCCACCACCACGGCCCCCAGCTTTCTCGCCTTCGACGTACTTGGCCTCGAAGCCCTTCCACGTCTTTGCCATGACCTTCTCTGCCGCCTGCTGCGGAGTCCAACCAGCCTTCTCGGCTTCTCGCAGGTGGTCCATCCATGCGCGTGGAGTGAGAGGCGCTTTGCGCTCGGCCTTGACGGCAATGAATTCGGCAGCAGTCGCTTCGTCAAAACCGGCTTGGACCAAATCGGCAACCGTCACGACAACAGCGGGAGCCTTCTTCTGACGTTTCCCTGACGGTTCTTTTGATGGTTCATTGACGGTTATGGGTGCGGCTGCTGCGGGGGTGGGGTGCGCAATCTGCGGGAGAT